GCACATAAATCCCAAATATTTAATCGAGATCACTCACCCAACCACAACTACACAACTCACCGAAATGGACTCTCTACTCACAAAAATCTTCCCTACTCTCACTGCTCCAGGGATGGAGCTCAAAAATAAAGACGGTTGTTACAACACGTTAATACGTGGTGATATGCAAGTCAAAGTCGATGGATTCCCGTCGTCCAGGGCCATGTCAATGGCTCAGACTATGACCTGGCTTGGTTTAACATCAGGTCGGTTAACCGGAGGGCCGTCTGATCTAGATGGCATAAATAAGAATTTCCTGACCCCAGAAGCCACTATCAACATGGATGCCATAGCGTCATTCCTCAAATCTCACGGTGGCCTTCAAAACAATGTACTGAGTGCACACATAGCGCAGATGGAACGTTGGAACTGGCATGATAATCAAGTCAGTTTACTAGTGAATATGTTAAGATATTCACTGCTTAAGAGGTTAGAAGAGGGTAACGTAGGCACGGGGTTGAACGGTAACTTACCCAGTTATGACGACGGTCACGTTCGAGTCAACAGGAATGACTACTTCCCTGACAACTATCCTTCAGAGGTCGCAACACTAAGATGGCCTTGCGGTAATGCAGAGGATAACATCCCGCACTTCCACCACGCTAACGATTACATACCGGCTACAGGAGGGCAGATGATAGATTTATCGTGCTTGACTGAGAAAGAAGCTAGGTTTGTATTACTAATGTTAGGAAAGTGGAACAGAACAACCCGATATAGGTTAGATTTCGAGTTACCTAAGCTGGTAGATGGTGTGGCGTACCGTAGGGCCCAGCAAGTAGGAGGACTCGTTGAGTTCATTGGAGAGGGGCCTAACATCGAGCCAATGCCCCCAACACTGACATCAGGAGAATCTTGGCGAACACTATTGTCTTATGTAGCGCACAATGGCTTATATGGTAGTTTCTCAGTCGCCCTAAACGTTATCATCTCTATGATGGCGCAGATGGTCCCTGCGACAGCAGAGGGACATGTCTGGCTTGATGAAGAGTTGCAAGTAGTGTTACCAAGGTTCGAGGCCGTACGTGGCAGGTACCCATTCTTCAACGAAGGCGAAAAAGCATTTGTATCACACAGGGCTTTGGCAGAATGGCGGATGTTAAATGCCAAGCAAGAGAGAATACTGCTCCTCGCTAACATATATGCGCAGGCATATCAAACAGGTCTAGCTGTACGGTCTCTACGCTATAATGTTGAGGAGAATCCGACAGATCTATTTGCTACGGAGTCTATGTTTGTGAGCCCCCAGATGTATCTGCCAGCTGCAGCGTCAGAAGCTTTGAGACACCCGATACCTCTAAGTGGTATGTCAGGAATAGCGTTCACGCACACCAACCGACTTGATAGACCAGTTGCTGGGAGACGTGTTCGAGTTACTGCACAAGATGCGAGAGCTATAGCCAATTACGGAATAGTCGAAGAACACGACGTACAATACATAGTCGTTGAAAGAACACCTTTTGCCGGTGTGCCCACTTTGCTGTTACCACTGAATCCATTTAAGGACGTGACACCCTTCACCCTGAGGGGGTCTATAGACGCGAGCAAGTTGGAGCGAAACAGGTTAGGTTGGAAAGCTACGCCGTACCAATTGTGGCACTGGGCATGGGCGAGTAGGCTATGTGGGTACGACATCAACATAAGCACGTCTACGCAGCTAGTAAATGGGAAACGGCCCTATGCACCGAACGAGTCGTCTTGGACTTGGCCTCTGATGGTGAAAGATGAGTATTTAGGTGAAACAATTACTGTAACAGGTCTTGAACCCCGGCAGAACCGATTCATATCTCTCCCTCCCATACATGCTCAATTCTACCGAGGGACGGTTGACTTTAACTTTTCAATAACTTCTCAGATGGTTAGTCTCCCTCGGAGGGAACAGGCCGACATGATCTGTGAGTACGGTGCGACCGGGGGGCTTACCTCACCTGCAACAGTCCGTATAATGGTTGGTCAACACCTAAGACAGCTTCGTGGCTTCATCGACAGGCGTGAGGCGGATTTTCAATTTGTCGAACGTGTTCAGGCTGGGGTGATCCCACCAGAGCCAGAGATACAAGATGCACGAGATGTGGGCGAAGACTAGAATCGCCCCGCACGCAGGCTTTAGGTCCGAGCCCGGGTGACGAGGTTACGTTATATAACGTTGACCCGTCGCTGCCTAAAGCCGCTAGGGCTCATAATGGTGGGCGTAGAGCACCGAGGTCTCTACGGGCAGCGTCGAGCAAATTCATTCCTGTATTTGTTGCTGTCGGAGGTGCATACTTGTCCGTAGTGACAAGATCAAGAGCCACACATGTGCTGGTACACGTAGAGTATGATACTTCCACCTGGTACGGGTTGACTATGCTGAACGTGGGTCAAGGATCTGTACGGCTTTATAGCCAACGTTTGGGAGATGTAAGGTTGTATTATCTTGACGTAAATACAAACGTTGACACGCTACCACCGGAAATACGTCAAGCCGTGTCTGCTGCTTACTCGCAGGTTGATGGCTATGACTTCACAAAAAATAACAAGGCACAGATGATACGCAGGCTCTTTTCTACAGTACCCCGTACTGTACCTGAAATCAAGTGCGTCGAACCAGGCATCTTCGACCGGGCTGCCGTGAGTGGAGAACACCACACGCACCTCCGGCCCGAGGAAATATGGGACATAGCCAGACGTGACCCTTTGCGTCGAGAATTGTTTGCAGCGATGATGGAGAATTTGAAGGCAATGAAAGGAGTAACGGAGGCTTTTGCATCATCGGCATTGTTATACGTAGTCGTAGCTGGTCTGACTCAGGCGCGGATAGTCGCGTTTAGCTCTTACTTATGGACAAACGACCTGAGTATGACTATGGACAGACTCAAGGACGTATCCGTCAAGATGAAGGCATTGCACTCCAGAGATATGCTGGACCTGACTGAGTTATTTGAGCTGAACACGTTAGTTAACCGTGGATATGGTGCAGTCAACTGGCAAATGGAACGAGAGCATAGGCTAAACCCTGATGTGATTGATGTGGCGCCGGAGACAGTATATGCAAAGGCAGTGTCTGTATTCAACATGGGTGTCCGCCATGGATTCAAGTATAAACGCATGAGTCTGAGGGATTTTGCAGCAGCACGCTGGGAGTGGTCGCCAGCAGGCAGTGTACACTCACAACACGTGGCAGATGAGAAGTATATCAACAGAGACAGCTACCGGTATAGGACTAAGTTCGTGACGCTCAATAGCATGCCAATAGAACACGTTGAACAGATGTTTACACGTAAGCCAGCCATACGGGCCTGGGCATCAACTAAATATGAGTGGGGGAAAGAAAGAGCGATCTACGGCGTTGATCTAACGTCAGCAACAGTCGCACACTTCGCTATGTTCAACTGTGAAGAGGTGTTGAAGCACAGGTTCCCGGTGGGAGAAGACGCTGAGGCAGGTAGGGTACATAAGCGTCTGAAGACAATGTTGGAAGGATGTGATTCATTTTGTTATGACTTTGATGACTTCAATGCTCAGCATTCCACTTCAAGTATGATAGCTGTAATCAAAGCTTACCGGGATGTTTTTTCACCTGCGATGTCTGAAGAGCAGCTTGCAGCAATGAACTGGATCTTGGACAGCTATACTGACATTATGGTGTATCCGCTGCAAGATGGGCCTTACAGGCCAAATGGAACATTGCTGTCTGGCTCTCGACTAACGACATTCATAAATACTGTCCTCAACTATGTGTATATGGACATAGCAGGTGTGTTCGAACACCCAGATGTTGTTGACTCTGTACACAATGGTGATGACGTGTTGATAGCAATACGTAGCGTCAAGGCCGCAATAGATGTACACGACAAAATGGCTGCGATTAACGCTCGAGCTCAGCCCGCCAAGTGTAACATACTCTCTGTGGGCGAGTTTCTAAGGGTGGAACATAAGATAGA